GACCCAGTGTTGCTGGAGCAACTCGATTCGTTCGACGCGAAGAAGGTGGCATTTCGTGGAGCTGCTGAAGCCTTGAACCTGGCGGTGGCCGGCATCAATGCGATGGGTGGAAGTTTGCCCTCTGTGCGGATTCCTGCCGGCCTGGGTGCCCTGCCTGTAGCTGCCCTGGCCGGTGCTGCTGGTGCGGTAGCGGTGGCCGCTGCTCTGATCGTGTGGGGCCGCGAGTGGATTATTGGTGTCAATGACCGCGCCAGGTCGGTGGCGATCCTTGAGCAAATCCCGCCCGAGCAACGCGGGCAAGCTGCTGCCGATCTGCTCAAGCTCGAAGCCACTGCGCGAGCTGCTGAATCCTCACCCCTGGGCAACATTGCAAATATCGTGAAATGGGTGGCAATCGCCGCCGGTGTTTATTTCGCGGTGCAAGCCTTTCAACGGGTTCGCTAATGACTGCATACCGGGCCGGTACTGCGCGAGTTTCGTCAACGGTGACGAAAACCGTCGGCACGAACCCGCGCCCGCGCAAGTATGCAACCGCATCCGAAAGGCAAGCCGCCTACCGTGCCCGTGCGCCCGAGGTTTGCTTTCGAGCTGAAGCCAAGACCGTCGAAACGCTGGACAACATTGCCGATACCCTCGACCAGTCCCGCGCTGATCTGCTGCTCTCGATGACCAAGTTCGCCCTGGCCAATCACGACTGGGCGCGATTCGGACTGACGCACAAGCCGCTGCCCTTTGGATATGGTGTGCAGCCGGCCACCAATCCCGCGCCGATATGGAAGCGCAAGCGCCCGAAAAGCCTGGGCAAGCCGGTACCATTGACCCCGAAGCAAAAGGCCGCAGCCAAGGCGATGGCCAAGGCCGCTGGCCGAAAGTATCCCAACCTGGTGGACAACATTGCCGCCAGCCGCCTGGAGAATCCAACCGTGAAAAAGCCGACTCCCGCCCAACTCGCAGCCCGCGCAAAGTTCGCGGAGATGGCCCGCAGCGGGGCATTCAAGCGCAAGCGCAAAGCCAACCCCACCAAGAAAACCGTCAGCGAAAAGATTTCGCAACTGGTACGCGAAGGTTACCCTCAAAAGCAAGCGGTGGCCGTGGCCTTGAGCGAAGAACGGGCCGGCAAGGTGAAGCGCAATCCGCGAGCCGCTAACCCTATTACCGAAACGCTAATTTATGGGCTACCCGCTGGTGAAACGCGCGACTACATGGAGGAATTGCTTTATGGCGGTGGCCTAAAGCTGACCCCTGAGCAAGTTCAAAAGGTGCTAGATGCTGCTACCGCTGCCGGTTATCACTCATTCCGCGTTACTGGGTTCGATCCAACCGTGGGCGCGGCCTTTGTGCAAACTATGGGACAGGGACGCAAGCGCAAACCCAACCCGGCCACCGGCAGCAAGAAATCGGGCACCAAGCTGAACCCGGCCACCGGCAGCAAGAAATCCCGCACGAAGCTGAACCCCACAAGTTCGAGCCGATTCAAATATGTGTGCATTGCGCCGCTGGAATACTCAGGTGCAAAGTACGGCATTGACGAGCGCACCCCTGTGACGCTGAAATTCACCAAGACCGAGCCAGCCGCGCACCTGGTTTATGCCTGTTATGAGCTGCCCAGCCGCCTGGTGCAAAACGACGACTTTCAAAATTTTGCGTATCACAACAAAGTGATTTACATGAGCCTGGCCGAGCTGAAGATGTTGCTCAAGGGCTACATGAAATGAGCCTCAAGCGCCCCGTGTCGATCAAGCAAGCCAAGCGCAGCCCGAAGGCCGCTGCTAGGCGTGAATCGTTCTGCGCGAGGATGGGTGGCGCCCGCAAGAAGCTGACCGGCAAGGCCAAGGCCAGCGACCCGACCAGCAAGATCAACCGCGCCCTGGCCGATTGGGACTGCGATATTCCCGCGCTGCTCAAGCCCAAGCATGTGAGCAAGGGCATCCGACCCAACCCGGTGCCGGCCAGCTCCCGCGCTGGTGTGTCGCGCCAGGTGCGCGACCAGGTGCAGCAAGCTGCCGACTTGTACGAGCGTTTTTCCGGGCATGACCCCGAGGCAATTGGGAAGGTAAAAATACCGGAGGTGCCCCGCGTAGGTGTGGCCATTGGCGAGGTGGATGGAATCCTATACAGTACCGTTCGAGATGGAGTTTTAGAGAAATACATTCACAAGTTTCGCAAGGCCGACCGCCCGCTATTTGTGGTGTCTCCCGATGGCAAGCAATTGTTCCTGGTGGATGGCAACTACACATTCACCGAGCGAGGCATTGTGGACATGAGCGATAAGAAGAATCATCCGTGATCGGTTTGCCCCGCGCACGGTGTTCCCCCAGCGGGGCAACCCGCAACCCTTAACCCTGAGAGGTGACAACATGGCAGAAATGCTGCTTATCAATCCCCGCAAGCGCACCCGCAAGGCGCGTAAAACTGCGGCCAAGCGGCGCGTGCGCCGCAACCCCATTGCGGCCATGACCAAGCGCGTGCGCCGCAACCCTGTCGGTGCCCTCAAGCGCCGCATCATGCGCCGCCGCCGCAATCCGATTGGCATGACCGGCATGACCGGCTACATGACCGCGATCCGCGAAGCCCTGATGGGTGGCGTTGGCGCGGTGGCCTTTGACATTGTTCATGGCCAAATCAAGCGATTCCTGCCCGCAGCCCTGCAAGTGACGCCGGGTAAAGTGGGTGCCGGTGACGCTGTTCGCGCAATCATCACGGTATTCGCTGGCCATGCCCTCAACGGCGTGACCCGTGGATTCTCGAAGAAAGCTGCAATGGCATCCCTGACGGTGCAAGCTCATGGTCTGCTGCGTGGATTCGTTCCCGCTGCTCTGCCGCTGGGCTACGCATCGCCCGCAATGATCGCCCAAGGCACCAACCGCGTTGGCCCGATCCGTCAAGGCGTGAATGCCTACACGAAGCCTGGTGCTACTCCGCTGCTTTCTGCCTACACTAAGGGCACCGAGCTGCTGAATGGCGCACGCAACCGCGAAGGCCACTCGATGTACCGCTAAACGGCGCATCGATCCACAACATTTTTCACTGAGGATTTTTCAAAATGGAACGACTCCCTACCGCTGCCGACTTCAATGCACGGCGCGTTACCAATCCCTCGCAGTCTGAAATCGTCCGTCAACGGTTTTACGACTATCAGCTCTACGCTACCGCTGGCACGACACAACTGACCTTTTTCTCGGCACCTGTCGGCCAAGGTTTGACGACTGCCCTGGGTGGTACTGCTGGCACAGCGAAAACCCTATGGGATACGAACCTTGAGCTCCCGAATACCCTTGAGCATTGACGGTAGGGGCCGCATCGAGTAATTGATGCGTTAACTCTAGGTGAATTGCTGGAAAAGCTGACCGTGAAAGACGAAGCCAATCAGCAGCCAAGCCCGGAAACGGGAAGGTTCAACGACTAGAACGAAAGTTCGTAGACCCAAGCGGGTCGAAGCGCCTAGCCCCTCGAAAGAGGGTGAAGATATAGTCTGATCTACCGTGAAAGCGGTAGCAGCCCAAGGGAAACCAAGGGCGGTGCGGGAAATAGCGAATCCCGTGCGAACATGGATGACCGTCGGGAAAAGCGTTCATGATCGAATCCATTGAAGTATTGTTCTTCCCTGGATCGGTTGCCACTGCCAACACCTACACGCCGGCCAGCCCGGTGCTGTTCAACGCCACCGCTGCCGCCGCTGTTCAGAGCCAATTGGCCGATGTCAATTCGTTCTATCAGTCGGGCATGCTGGAGCTGAATGTTCTCTCGAAGAACTATCTCCGCGAGACTCCGCTGATCGCGTTCCCGCCCAAGGCGAATTTCAACCTGGACGCAGCGGTTTCCAGCAACTCCGCTACCACGGCACTCAATGGCGCAGTGAACATGCGTGCAGCCGGTCGGCCCTACTACCTGGAGCCGACCATCGCATTGCAGCCCGCTGTCAACTTTGAGATCGTGCTGCGGTTCCCTGCCGCTGTTGCAACGCCCTCCGGTTTCAATGCCCGCGTGGGTGTGATCCTGGACGGCTACTTCATGCGCGCCAGCCAGTAATGGCCGCAACGGTTTCACCCCTCGCCGGGTGACTCCAAGGGTTTCGGGGGACTCCCTTAAAAAAGTCCCCCACCAATTCCGACTTTGAGGCAAAACACTCATGGAATCCGCAGAAGCAAAATTCGGGGTAAGCGAGATCGAATCGTTTGCCTCAAAGTTCTACCAGGGCCGCCCGCTGCTCCTGACCCCTTACGGTTACAACCTGATTTTTACCGGGTTGACCGCTGGATCGTCGTCCACGCAAACGCTGAACATCGCGGCTAATGCTGACTTCATCATCACGAACATTCACCACCGCGCGAATGTGGCCGCAGCCGGTCAGAATGTGTCCACCAAGGTGGCACCCCTTTGCCGCATCCTGATTACCGATTCGGGAAGCAACGAGCAATTCACCAACTCCGCTGTCGATTTGGAAAACTACTCGACTAACGGCAACATCATCAACCTGTTGAGCTACCCGCGTATCGTGTCGGGCCGCAGCACCCTGACGGTGCAGCTCACCAGCTACGAAGCATCGCAGACCCTGGGCATCGATGTGTTCTTCGAGGGTGTGCTGGTGCGGGCCTACGCGCAGTAAGCAAGGGATTCGGGGCAACTATGAACAACATCAACCGTGGCGATTGGTTGCCCTGGAGCAACCCGAATTTCATACCTGGCGCACCCCACAATCTGCCGGCGCGACCCGACCCTGCGGTGGCCGCGTCGACCAGTGCCGGGGTGCCTGGGGACACTTTCAACATTCGGGAAAACTACCGTTACGCCAGCCTGATTACGGTGAGCCTGACGGTGGGAACGACCTCGATCAAGTTCCTGGACCAGCCCATTGGCAAGCGCAATATGCTGGGTTTCCGCAATGCGTCAACGGGTGGTCAAAACCTTTACATTGAATTCAATGGGGTTGCGACTACGGGTGCCTGGTTGCAGCTCACGCCTGGCACTATCGTGCTATTCGATACGGTAGTACCACAAGACGACCTTTATGTTGTCGCTGATGGTGCTGGAGCTGTTTTCGCCTACGCATATTCCACTTTTCCGGGGTGATCCGTGCGGGTCAATCCTGGCGCAGCAATCGCGGCACTTGTGGCCGCGTTTGTCATTCTGCGACCTGGCCGAGCTGCTGCCGCGCCAGCCGCATACGACCCGGCCACGAGGGACATTCAAGCCGCACCAAGCGAAGCTGACTCGAACCCGGATTACAACCCGACGATCCCGCCCGAGATGACCATGAGCAACATCCCGCCCGTGGCCGATGTGGGTATGCCCGCAGCGGTGGCCGCATTTCTCTACATGATCCGCGCCAGCGAGCATGTGTTTCCGCGAGATGTGGAAAATGATGCCGCGTACAACATTTTTTATGGTGGCGCACGGTTCAATGACCTGAGCGACCATCCCGTCAATACCGGGGAAATGAAAGCCGTGAAGCTGCCCGATGCAATGTGCCGCGCTGCCGGGTTTGGGCCTGGGTGCGTGACGACCGCAGCCGGCGCGTATCAGATCATCAAGCCGACCTGGAACCGGGTGCGCGACAAGCTGGGCCTGATGGACTTTTCACCCGAATCGCAAGACCGCGCTGCCATCGAGCTGCTGGAGGAATCCGGGGCAATGGAGCTGCTGGGCCTGGACGACCTGGAGGGAGCGATCCGCGCCGCGTCGAAGGTATGGGCATCCCTGCCTGGTTCGACCGCGCAGCAACGCCCCAAGGTGCTGGCCTATGCCCTGGATCGGTATGCCGAAGGTCTGACCCGTGGCTAATGATTGGAAGGGGATCGTTCGTGCGGTTGCCCCAACCATCGCTACCGCACTAGGTGGGCCGCTGGCCGGCCTGGGCGTGAAAGCCCTATCGGAAGCCCTGCTGGGCCGATCCGATGGCACTGAGGACGATATTGCCCGCGCCATGAGCATGGCAAGCGGTTCCGACCTGGTGAAGCTGCGCGAGATCGATGCCCAGTTCGCCGCGCAAATGAAAGCCCTCGATGTCGACCTAGAGCGCATCGCCGCAGCCGACCGGGATTCGGCACGCCGGCGCGAGGTGGGCATGGGTGACGCATGGACACCGCGCGTAATCGGCACGCTGGCCCTGGGGGGTTTCCTGTGGTCGGTGTATTGGGTACTCTCGGGGCAAGTGTCGGGCATGACCGACCCGACCACGGTGGCCCTGGTGGGCACCCTGGTGGGCTATGTCAGTGCAAAGGCCGACCAGGTGGTGAGCTATTACTTTGGAAGCTCTGCCGGTTCTGCACGCAAAACCGAAGCAATGAGCGATGCACTCGAAAAAGGGGTTAGGAAATGAGTTTCATCACAAAACCGGCGAATGTAACTGACCCGCAAAATATTGCGGTGACGATGCAAGCTGGAACCGCTGCACCGTATTACCCCGGTGTTTCATACACCTGGACAATTACAGATTTTGATTCAAATGTGACTTATACCGTTAGCGCTACAAATGCAACGGTATCAAGAACAAATGATTCGATAACATGGACTCCAACCGCAGCGGGTAATGCGACCCTTACCGTTAACGGTTACACGCGAACATTTACCATTCCAAACGCTGTTTTGGTTGATTATTTAATTGTTGGTGGTGGTGGTGCTGGTGGAACGGGTGGAAATGCGGGTGGCCCTGGTGGTGGTGGTGCCGGTGGATTCCGTTCGTCATCTACTGCGTTGACGGTTGGAACAACCTATACCGTTACGGTGGGCGCGGGTGGTGTTGGAGCTGTTCAAAATGGCCCTGCCGCACCTGGTAACGCATCGAGCATGGCGGGTATTTCTTCAGCCGGTGGTGGTGGCGGTGCTGCTGAATATGTGACTCCCCCATATTCCGGCCCTGGTGGTGACGGTGGTTCGGGTGGTGGTGGAGTTCGTGGCGCTGCGGGTGGCGCAGGAAATACACCAGCCACTTCACCGTCTCAAGGCAATAGTGGTGGCACTTCACCTGGAATTGCACTTGGTGGTGGTGGCGGTGGTGCTGGCGCTGCTGGTTCCGGTTCAACTGCTGGAGCTGGAAGCGCATCAACCATTACGGGTGCATCAATCACCTATGCGGGTGGCGGCGGCGCAGGAAATTACAACACTGGCAACGGTACTGCTGGCGGTGCTGGTGGTGGTGGTGCCGGTGGCCTTGTAAATTCTGCGGGTACTCCTGGCACGGCAAACACCGGCGGTGGTGGTGGTGGTTCTTCAGGGCCGACGACAACAAATGCGGGTGGATCGGGTGGATCGGGTGTCGTCATCATTTCGTTTACCCGTGCAGCCGCATCGACAACTGGATCGCCAACTGTCACGACCAGTGGAGGACGCACAATCTACACCTTTACTGGTTCCGGTTCGATTACATATTGAGGTGACACATGGCGCATTTCGCAGAAATCGACGCAAGCAATATTGTGCTGCGCGTTATCGTGGTCAATAACGCAGAATTGATCGATCAAAATGGAGTTGAATCTGAGCAAAAAGGGATTGATTTTTGCAAATCACTTTTTGATGGGAATTGGATTCAAACCAGCTACAACGGGAAATTTAGAAAGAATTTCGCCGGTGTTGGATATACATACGACCAAGTTAGAAATGCTTTTATTGCACCGCGTCCATTTTCATCCTGGCAGTTGAATGAACAAACCTGCCAATGGGCCGCGCCTATTCCTATGCCGCAGGATGGGAAACAATATCACTGGAACGAAGAAACAATTTCATGGGTCAAGGCTAACCCATGATCGAAAAGTCTCAAGGGGTTCGTGCCCTCGATGTGCTGATCGTCGGGCCTTTCATGCTGTACGCGGCCACAAAGCTGCGAGGCAATGATCGGGCCTGGATGACCCTTTTGGGCATCCTGACCATCGCCTACAACGGCGCGAATTACTTGAGCAATGTCAACGGTGACGAAACGAGCCGGCCATGACGCTAGACCCTCGCACCCTGGAGCATCTACGCGGGTCTGTATGGCCGACTCTCGAAGATAGTTTCCGACTCCCGCGCGGCATCCTGGAAGCGGTGGCGACCTGGGAAACCCGAGGATCATTCGACGCACGCGCCTACAACGCGACCAGCGGGGCGCGTGGCGTGTTCCAACTGACTCCAATCGCACTCAAGCAAGTGCAGCAAGATGTTGGACTCAAGGCCGACCCGTTCAATCCCTACGCAGCGAGCGCCGCAGCCGCCGCGCTGCTGGCGCGATATGCCCGCCTGTTCAACGGTGAGCCGACCCTGATGCTGGCCGCGTACAACGCCGGCGAAGGCACAATCCGCAGATTCCTGCGCGATGTGCGTGACCGTGGACGCGGATTTCTACCCTTGGAAACAAGGCAATACATTGTCAATGTGCTGCCGATGCTGAGATGATCGACCTATGACAATCGACCTGACTCAACTCCTGGCAAGCTGCATCGCAGCCGGCATCGGCGCGTTTGGTGCATATGTGGCCATCCGTACAGACCTGGCCGACCTCAAGGCCCGAATGACCAATGTTGAAGACGCGACCAAGGTGGCGCATTCACGCATTGACAAGGTGCTGCACAAGGACTAAAGAAAAACCCCCCAAGGTTTCCCGAGGGGGGTTCAAGTGCAACTGCGATCCATGCCTATGAAATCGCGGGCCGAGTATCTTACGATTTAGCATCCTGGTCAATGGGGCCGATTGGCATCGCGCACCAGTAACGGGGCGCCGAATCAAACGGCATCGCATCCCCACCGACCCAGCCCTCGCGTTCAAGTAAGGCACCGATGTAGGTGCCGCGACCATCCCCCCAACTGACCAAAACATCAAGGTCAAACGGGGGAAGCTGCTGCGACACGCGCCACCAGCGTAGAGGTTCTACCTGGTCAAACCATGCCGAAAGCTGCTCGGGCCTGTTGAGCCGATCCCTCAAAAGCTGGGCAAGTGTTCCCATGTTTGTATCCCCGCTGGCAATCGCCTGGTGGAGCTGCTCGACCTGATCGAGCAACGACTCGAATTGTGTATTGGTGGATTCCATGATTCGCCGGGTGCACTCAAAATTGAGCATACCCATTGTGCACCGATGGCCAATCGTGGCAAGATCGCACCCGCAACTGATCGACCATGCCAACGACCGATCTATCCCGAGAGGTAATGATGAATGAAATCGCACGCGAAGCATTGGACAAGTGCTATCGCATCCTGGGCACCACGCCCGACCCATTTCGCAATCTGTGGACACAAGCTGCGCCCAACGAGCGCCGGGTGTTTTGCATCATTGCGGGGATTTCGACCCACAACATCGACACCGATTGGCTAGGATTGACTCCTGAGCAACGCGACCTCATTACTTTCAAGGTTCGCGGCATGCACAAGTGGCTAAACCAGCGTTTGGGTCAATGACAACAATCGACGCGGTACAACGGGCCTGGCAAGCCGAGCGCATCGCGCTGCTGCCGACCCCGTGGCAAAAGCGGGTAGCACGCGCCCATGATGAGCGCGTCACTGCCGCAGCCGCCCGCTACTATCTCGATCACGGCCAAACGCTGCGCGATGCGAACATGTGGCTACTCAAGGCCACCGAGCGCATTCGCAAGATTCGCGTGCCGATTTCCCTGAGCGATGAGCAACTGCGAGACATGGCAAGCGACCGCGCCATGCGCTGCTCGAAGCTGGCCGAGATCGTGCCTGGTGTTTATTACACCGACACCGCTGCGCTGCGCCGCCGCATGGCCACCTATGTGGCCCGCTATGGCATCAAGCCGCCATCCGATCAAATCGAGGATTCACCGGCCATTGCGCGAATGACTTGCGAACAATGGTGGCGCAGACAACTCCGCAAGACGCAAGCCCGCGACCTGGAGCGCGAAGCTATCGCGCTGGGCTATGTTCACAAGGCGCAGGAAATCTACGCAAGTTCGATCACGGTGGAGCGCCGCAGCCAGCAACGCAAGCGCAACGCATCCCTGCTGGCCGAAGCTGCCGCCGTGAACCTCGACACGGGTGAGCTGTACACGCTGGCAGAGCTGGCTGCTAAATCAGTTTCCAATCCTGGCGTGCGCCGGGGTGAGCTGATGACTCGCATCAAAGGGTTCGAGGTAATGGCCAAGAGCCTCGACCATGCTGCCGAATTCATCACGCTGACCGCGCCCTCGAAGTACCACGCAAAAACCACCATCGACGGGCGTATCGCAGATAACCCGAAGTTCGATGGATACACGCCACGCGATACGCATCGCTACCTAAATGCCCTGTGGTGCCGCATCCGGGCAAAGCTGCACCGCATGGGCGTGCGGGTGTACGGGTTCCGAATCACTGAGGCGCACCATGATGGCACCCCGCACTGGCACCTGCTTCTGTTCGTGCCGGCCAACCAGGTGGAAACACTGCGCGAGGTAGTGACCGAGCACGCACTACGCGACGAGGCCACCGAGCGCGGTGCAAAGGCCAATCGCGTGAAGTTCATCACTATCGACGCGGCAAAGGGTTCCGCTGCCGGGTATGTGGCCAAGTATGTGGCCAAGAACATCGACCAAGGTGGCTACCAGGTGCAAGGCGACATTCAAGGCGATGACGCGATTACGCCGACCCACCGCATCGAGGCATGGGCATCGACCTGGGGCATTCGCCAGTTCCAGCAAATTGGTGGCCCGCCGGTCGGTGTGTGGCGTGAGCTGCGCCGCACGGTACGCGACAACCTGATGAGCGACACGGTGGCCAATGCAATCGAGGCCGCAGACAAGGGTGATTGGGCCGGCTACCTGGCCGCGATGGGTGGCCCGACTGTGGAGCGCAGGAATCTCCCGATCCGGGTGGCATACACTCGACAAGGCGAACGGTGGGATTTCAAAAACCAATGCCCTTACCCGGCCACCGCGGGCAAGTATGGCGAGGATGCCGCGCCCGCGGTAATGGGTGTTCGTGATGTTCGACGCGACAAGATGCACCAGTCCCGCCGCTACCGCTGGCAAGTTCAACCTGGCAAAGCCCCTGCTGGTGGCTATGTGCGGCACAACTACATCGACCCGCTGAATTCGGGCGAAGCCCCTTGGACTTGTGTCAATAACTGTACGGTGGACAACTACGGTTCACCTGTGGATAACTTTTCTGACGGGTTCAAACCTGTGGATAAGTACCTGATTCGCGGCCCAAACCGCGAAAAGCGAAGGGTTGAGCCACCAACGCGCAACCTTTTCGATGATGAAACCGATTTCGAGGCGCCGCAGCGGGCCGAAGATCGGTGGATGTACCGGCCAATCAGCAGATCGGCCTGGATCAACTCACCCGGCGCAACTCACTGAAGGGAAAACCCTATGCCATACATCAAACCGTCCTACTACCCGACCCCGATGGATCGACGCAACGCGATGCGCCGGCGGTGGGCGTATGTGGCCTGGTTCGCAACCTTTGCCGGCCTGGGCGTGCTGCTGGCCTGGAGGATGTGACCATGAGCTGCCAATCGTGCATTTACTCCGCGATCAGTCTCGCGGGCAACTCGCAGCAAGCCGGCCAGCTCCTGTGCCGCGCCGAGCCGCCGAAACCGCAGGGCATTGCGGTGCCCTCCCGCGATGGGATTTCTATCCAGGTGGTGACGCTGTGGCCGGTGGTGCAGAAGGATGACATTTGCGGGGCGTATGAGCGCAACGACAACATCAAGCCAAGCTGAAAACGAAGGTTGACCGCTGCAAAAACGCAGCGAAAATAAAGGCCGCACCGATCCCGGTGCGGCCTTTTTCATTGGAGCAACGCAATGGCAACCCGGCGAAAAGCTGTGCCCGAATGGGCACAGAATGAATTGGTGGCCCTCGAAGCCGCCGCAGCCGCGCAACAAGCGCAGGACACTGAAACCGAATTCCCGATGGAGGAAACCCCTTCCGACCGGGTATCGACCCTATTGAGCCTGGCGCAAGGCGAGGATAGGGCATACATCGCGTGCTATCGACTTGCACGCGGGGTAATGGAGTATTGCAAGCGATACGCGCCGACCGAATTCGAGGATGGAAGTTTCGACCTGATCCGCGACGACTTTGGGCCTGGCGAGTACGAGCTGCGCCTATACGGTACGAAGCCCGAGACAAACAAATTCGGGGTTCGCACGAGAACCCGGATTCAAATGGCTGAAGTGCCCAAGCGGGCTAACCCTGAGCCGGTACCCAACGGTTTGAACCAGGTGCTATCGACCATCGCGCAAGGCCAGCAGCAAATGCTCGACGCGCTGGTGGCCATGAAGCAAGCGCCGCAAAAAGACCCGATGGAAGAAATGAGCAAGATGCTCACAATGATGACCATGATGCGCGAGGCGATGGGATTGAACCAAGCGCAGCCGGCATCGACGAGATCGAGCATTGGGGAAATCGTCGACGCGATCAAGGAATTGCGGGGCGCAGCCGCCGAGGTGATGCCCGAGAAAGAAGAATCGAACGACCTCATGGGAATGCTGCCGAAAGTGCTCGACCTGGTGACCGCAGCGCAAGGCCAGCAAGCCGCGCCGCAGCTCGACATGGCACCCATGCACCAGGTGGAGCCTGGTGCTGTTTTGTCAACCGTGACGCTGCCGCCGGCCTTTGCCGCACAAGCCACCAACAAGGAACCCGACGATATGAATCCCATGACTCTGCTCAAACTGCGGGGCTATCTCAAGACGCTGGTGGGGTATGCCGAAAAAAAAGCCCCGACGAGCGAAGCCGCGCAGTTCGTTTATGAGAAGCTGCCCGATGACCTGATCGAGATGATGGAGCTGCCGACCTGGTTCGAGCTGCTGGGCGCGGTGGCACCCGAGGTAAAGGGGCACCAGGACTATTTGACCAAGGTGCGAAACGAAGCCCTGGCCATGTTCCAGGATGATGAAACCGGCACACAAGCCGCGTGATTGATCTTGACAAGGGGCCGCGAGTATGATCCGCGCATGATGCTCGCACCCCTCCCCCCACTATCGGGCCGCGTGGTTTCAATTCCCGATGGGGAAGCTGGAACCGAGGCGACCATTGCCGCCATGCGTGAGATGGTTAACCGCTGCAAGGTAAACCCAGCCATTCGGCAGATGGCAACGACCATCGCATTTCTGCAACCCGAGAAGGATTACCGGGCCGAAGCTGAAGCGATCTTCAATGAGGTGCGCGATGGAATCCGATACATGCGAGATGTCAACGGGGTGGAAACATTGCAGGAACCCGACATCACTGCTGTTACCCGCCTGGGAGACTGCGACGATCAATCAACCCTGCTTGCAACCCTGCTCGAATCAATCGGAGTCCCGACTAGGTTTGTGGTTGCGGGCTATAGCGGGCCGCATTACGAGCATGTTTATCTGCAAGCGTGGCTAGATGAAGATGGGTGGGTTGACATGGATGCGACCGAGCCGCACCCGATGGGGTGGGCACCACCTGACCCGACTGTGATCGCATTCGAGGCAATCTAGTGGCGACTGCTGCGCTGTTCCAGCCCGATCCGCGTGTTAAGCGGGTGGCCGATCAAATTCGCGCCCAGCAGCGGGTTCTAGCGCCGCGTGGACTTGTCATTGAAGAATCATCTATCGATGACATGGCACGCCAGTTCGTTCGAGTGTTTGGCCTGGATGACCTCCGCAAGCTCGACGCGACACCCGTGGCAAATGTGTTTTATGGCGAGGAATATCGCCTAGAGGTGGTGCCTGTCGATCAAGCGCAGGGCTACGCACTGCACGCCGAAGGGCAAGAACCACTGAGCGCACCAACAATCGCCTGGGGGGATGCCAAGGGGAACCGATCCGAATATGAATGGAACGGTGGCACCCGCAAGGTTTATAACATCCACTGGAATCCTGAAATCGGTGCGCCGATTTTTTTCCTGACCAACTATCAAGAAGTTCCCTGGTGGAAGCCGTTTGTCCCGATGGTCGGTTTTGTGCTGGCATTCAGTGGCATTGGGGCCGCTATCGGTTCCGCAGTGCTTGGGGCACAAACCGCAGCCGCCTATCCAGCCCTGGCCAATGCAATCGGCCAAGTGTCGATTCGGACGGTGCTGACTGGGGGCGATGTTGAGGGGGCCGTAAAATCGGCAGCTACCGGGTTCGTGGGGGGTGAATTTGGTGATTTCGTGGGCCGGGCATTAGACTCCGAGGTAATTGGGTATGCCGCCAGCGCCGCGACCGATGCTGCATTGCAAGGTGAAGATGCCCGCACCGCCGTTCTAACTTCACTTGTTACCAAAGGGGGCACTATCGTGAGTGAGCTATTTCCGGGTGAACCTTTTGACTACGATCCCGGTGAATATGTGTATCTGCCTGGTGACGATTTCACGCCTACGGTACTGCTCGAAGGTGACATTTCCCTCGATGACCTGGGCCTATCGTTCGACCTGGATGAAGTGCTTGCAAACCTGGAGATGCCCGAAGACCTGACGCTGCCGCTGGATGCGATCATCCCTGATGATGATGGCAACCTATTCGGGGTAGATGGGTTCTATGTGGAATTGTCCGACCGGGGCTATATCGGCGCGATCTACCCGGACGAGCAAGGCAACATTCGTGCGCCTGACAACAATATCCTGATGCCCGCCGATGAGGTAATCAGGTATTTGGAAACCCCTGCGGAGCTGGCCGAGCAATTGCGTGCCCGCATCGAGCCGCTGCAAGGCGAACCCATTGCACCGCTGACCGCGCCCAACCTACGACCAATCAACATCCCGCCGCCCGCTGGACAAACGCGCACGCCGGTGATTGATTGGGCAAAGCAAGCCGATGCGCTGCTCAAGGTGGCCGTGTCCATTGGTGGAAGCATCAAGGCAATCAGCAACGGCACATTTAGGCCCGCATACGGAACCAGTCCCTATGGGACTGCCCGCCCGCCCTTTGGCGTGCCGGTGCGACAAGCTGATGGGTCTACGGTGGTCAACAATGGCAACGGCACGCAGACGGTGCGTTACCCCGATGGCCGCGTAGTGACAATGCCCTCGATGTACACCAGTACCGGCATGGCCGGCAACTATGGGCAATCGTTGATTCCTGGTGTGCCGAACACGGCACTTTTGATCGGTGGTGGCCTGGTGGTGGCCGCGCTGCTACTTTCTCGGAGATAAGCAAATGGCAATGGTTCTGCAAACGGCACCCGATGGTTCTTCCATATGGGTTGACGAGGACACGCAACGCAGCATTCAAGCCGATCCCTCGCAGGGTGGTGCCGGTTCGTGGGTTGACCTGATCGGCAAAGGTTTGACCGCGCTGCAAACCTATCAACTGAATCAGATCAATGTGGAGCGTGCCAAGATGGGCCTACCGCCCATTGATACGAGCCAGTACACGGGTGTAGGTGTTCGCGTGGGCATTGCCCCGCAGACCCAGCAACTGCTTATTTACGGTGGCCTGGCACTGCTGGCCGTGATGGTGTTCCAGTCCGTGATGAAGCGGAGGTAATTCCATGTTGATCCGAGGCACTCCCGAAGCCATTGCGCCGCCGCTGAACCCGATGGGGTTCTCGGGCCTTTCCCTATCGGGTGGCCTGGGCTATGTGGATTCGACTACCCCGCGCACCCAGTACACGGGTGCGCCGACCGACTGGGACATTTTTCGAGACAACCTGTTTTTCGGTGACGAGGCCAACAAGACCGCACCGGACAACTATGCCAACATTTTCGGAAGCTACTACAACCCGGCCATTTGGGGCGCGGGTAACGCTGCTGGGCATCAACGCGACCTAATGGGGCATTGGAAGCGGGTTCTCGCCATGTTCCCTGGCGCGACCTGGAACGATATTGCCCTGGCCTATGGAGTGCCACTGTCCACCATCGCGGATTTCGCCCGCAGTGCCAACGCGAGCGCGTTTCCAATCGTTCGCGCCGCCTGGACAAACCCATTTGTGTCTGACGACATTAAACGCGCCGCGCTGGGCCTGATCGTTCGCCGGTTCGACCTGACCCCGTTCGAGTGGGCAAGCGTGATCGGCATGGACGAGGCGACTGCCGCGCAAATCGTGGCCGTGCCGGTGCCGCCCGTGGCCGCGACCAGTTTTGCCGGGGTGACTCCTGCTGTGCAAGCCACTGCCGGCGCACCTGGTTTCATTGTGGATACGCGTAGCGGCGCGATTGGTGTGATCCCTGCCGGGTCTGAGCCGTTTATCGACGCAGCCTATTCGCCTGGTGACAATGTGGGTGGCACGGTTGGATTCATCCTGACCTATCCCGGCGATCAGATCATCAACATCGCAAGCAATCAACCGCCGATCAATGTGCCCATTACGCCGGCACTGTGGGCGCAAGTGAAAGACCTGTTCAACAAACACCGCGACCAGCCGTTTGAGGGGTTCGACCGTCGAATCGCCGGCATCGCGCAAACGAACGGGTGGAGCGAGGAAGACCTTGCATCTATCCTGGGCCTGACGGTGCCAACGCTGCGCCGTTTCATTGATTTCCGTGGGGGTGTGATGAACATCCCGGAGGCGCGACAAGTGATTACTGTGACCGAATTGCCCGAGCTGACCGCACCAGCCGAGGAAGCCCTTGCGCCGGTGCAACTGGTGTTCTACTTTGAGCTGCCGGTCGGTTTTGAAGCTGCTTCCGCAGCCGAGAAAGCCGCGTTCTACCTGGCCAAGCTCGACGAGGGTTTCACTGACGCGGAAATCCGAATCACGACCGAAAGCGCATTCGGGCCGCAGCTCGATGCCGATTGGCAAGCCCTCCGCAACATCGCCGCTGCCCAGCGTGCCGCGCAAATCGCTGAGAAAGCCGCTGCCGATGCTGCTGCCGCAGCCGCAGCCGCACAAGCGCAAGCCGACCAGGTGGCGCAAAACGATCCGCAATCGAGCGCCGCAGCGGTGACCGCGCAGCAAGCCGACAATGCCGCCACTGCTGCCGCCACTGCTGATAGTGCTGCCGCTGTTGCCGCGAATGCTGCCAACACTGCTGCCGCTGCTGCTGACGCGGGTGACGCTGCTGGAAGCGTGCAAGCCTCCCAAGTGGCGCAAACCGCTGCCGACACTGCTACCAATGCCGCCGATGCTGCCGCAGCTGCCGCCGAGCGCAAAAGATGGATGGAGGAAGCGGTTTTCCCGATGGCACCTAGAGGTGGCCTGGTGGATTTACCTGGGTCTGATGTATTCATACCAGCGGAAATGCCAAGGGTCTTCATTGAGCTGACGACTGCCGAGAAAATCGCAACCTATCGGGCTATGCGTGCAAGTGGATTGAGCGATGTGGAAATCCGCAAGCGTGTGGAAAATCAGGTCGGGCCGCAAGCCGATGCGGATTGGGCAATGCTGCGATCCCTGGCCGAGCCTGTAACGCCACAACCCGCAGCCGGCGCAGGAATCGCCCCGCTGCTGCTGGCCGTGGCCGCTGCTGCAATCCTTGGAGGTTGAGAAATGAACCGCTATATCTACGCGCCCGAGGTAAACCAGCTCGATGGCATCATGCGCCCAATCAATCCGCTGATGGGCTATGTAGACCAGCGAGAAGGATGGGCGCCAGCACAAGGCGCCTGGTACATGGGTGAATCGCCGCTGTACCGCAGTGACATTGCGACCCCGACCGTGGACATGACTCCATACCCGACCCATATTCCGCGCCTAGATGGTGTGGGCGCGGTGCAGGATGCCCTGTCGGTTTTGTCAGTGGTGGACTTGTTGACGCGGGGGTGAACCGTGGAAGAATTTGTCACTGACGCGATGGGCAACCCGATTCCTGGGTGGGCCGTGGCGCAAGCCTCTGACGCTGCTCAATCGCAGGATGTGGGTTATTTCACCCGCAAGATTCAAGAATTTCAGAGCATGGTGTTCGACCTGGACACGACCGAGGCAAATCTGCGTTCGTTCATTCAGGACTACAACATCAACGACCCGGTGCTGCTGGAGCAACTCGATTCGTTCGACGCGAAGAAAGTGGCATTTCGTGGAGCTGCTGAAGCCTTGAACCTGGCGGTGGCCGGCATTAATGCGATGGGTGGAAGTTTGCCCTCTGTGCGGATTCCTGCTGGCCTGGGTGCCCTGCCTGTAGCTGCCCTGGCCGGTGCTGCCGGTGCGGTGGCGGTGGCCGCTGCTCTGATCGTGTGGGGCCGCGAGTGGATTATTGGGGTCAATGACCGCGCCAGGTCGGTGGCGATCCTTGAGCAAATCCCGCCCGAGCAACGCGGGCAAGCTGCTGCCGACCTGCTCAAGCTCGAAGCCACTGCGCGAGCTGCTGAATCCTCACCCCTGGGCAACATTGCAAATATCGTGAAATGGGTGGCAATCGCCGCCGGTGTTTATTTCGCGGTGCAAGCCTTTCAACGGGTTCGCTAATGACTGCATACCGGGCCGGTACTGCGCGAGTTTCGTCAACGGTGACGAAAACCGTCGGCACGAACCCGCGCCCGCGCAAGTATGCAACCGCATCCGAAAGGCAAGCCGCCTACCGTGCCCGTGCGCCCGAGGTTTGCTTTCGAGCTGAAGCCAAGACCGTCGAAACGCTGGACAACATTGCCGATACCCTCGACCAGTCCCGCGCTGATCTGCTGCTCTCGATGACCAAGTTCGCCCTGGCCAATCACGACTGGGCGCGATTCGGACTGACGCACAAGCCGCTGCCCTTTGGATATGGTGTGCAGCCGGCCACCAATCCCGCGCCGATATGGAAGCGCAAGCGCCCGAAAAGCCTGGGCAAGCCGGTACCATTGACCCCGAAGCAAAAGGCCGCAGCCAAGGCGATGGCCAAGGCCGCTGGCCGAAAGTATCCCAACCTGGTGGACAACATTGCCGCCAGCCGCCTGGAGAATCCAACCGTGAAAAAGCCGACTCCCGCCCAACTCGCAGCCCGCGCAAAGTTCGCGGAGATGGCCCGCAGCGGGGCATTCAAGCGCAAGCGCAAAGCCAACCCCACCAAGAAAACCGTCAGCGAAAAGATTTCGCAACTGGTACGCGAAGGTTACCCTCAAAAGCAAGCGGTGGCCGTGGCCTTGAGCGAAGAACGGGCCGGCAAGGTGAAGCGCAATCCGCGAGCCGCTAACCCTATTACCGAAACGCTAATTTATGGGCTACCCGCTGGTGAAACGCGCGACTACATGGAGGAATTGCTTTATGGCGGTGGCCTAAAGCTGACCCCTGAGCAAGTTCAAAAGGTGCTAGATGCTGCTACCGCTGCCGGTTATCACTCATTCCGCGTTACTGGGTTCGATCCAACCGTGGGCGCGGCCTTTGTGCAAACTATGGGACAGGGACGCAAGCGCAAACCCAACCCGGCCACCGGCAGCAAGAAATCGGGCACCAAGCTGAACCCGGCCACCGGCAGCAAGAAATCCCGCACGAAGCTGAACCCCACAAGTTCGAGCCGATTCAAATATGTGTGCATTGCGCCGCTGGAATACTCAGGTGCAAAGTACGGCATTGACGAGCGCACCCCTGTGACGCTGAAATTCACCAAGACCGAGCCAGCCGCGCACCTGGTTTATGCCTGTTATGAGCTGCCCAGCCGCCTGGTGCAAAACGACGACTTTCA